TAAGTTAAAGCCTTTTGCATATACAAAAGGGCTATTGAATACTACTTTTCCTTCTGACCGATATGCGGTTAATGGGTGGTAGCAGGGCATTCATTTATATTCTATAACCGCCACGCATTGGCTTTATATTATTTCTTTTATTTACTCGCATTGCTGTTTTAGCAAATACTCGTTTGCTCTTTTTCATTGGCATTTTTTTTCTTCTCATAGTGTTTCTCCTTGGTTGTGGTGTCACTACACACAGTTACATCAAGTAGTAACTGTGTGTGCTATTCCTGACCTTCCGAGTTTTGTGGCTCTACAGGTTCAGGAATAGCGGTTTCGGAGGCCGAGGACGGTATCTCCGATTTTTTAACAAATCCCATTTGTTTCATTTCTTCTTCGTTGTCAGGATTGCTAACGAAATTAAGAAATTCACCAGGATTGTTATTGAATTGTTTTCTTATTTCTGATGGAATTTTCATGAATTCCTCATTGGCATCTTGAACTAAGTCTAGTGCTTCTCGATAATCATGTACTTCCGAGAAATCTCCGTAACGGGCTTGGCCTCGATGTACGTGTTCAATTATGCCGTTGCGATCATGTCGCTTTATTATGTTTATTATATCGCACTCCTCTTGGAAGTGCTGTTGTGTTAAGCTTTCGCCGGTTGTATTAAAATAGCATGGTGCATGCTCTTCATATGCCGTTCTAAACGGTATTGTTTTTTTACTCAATTTACGTCCCCTATAATTTCGTACATTGGTATTTTTGCTGGATGTTTGTATTTTTTAAGTTTTTGTTTAGTAACTTTAGGTAATTTGTAAGTTTTACCTTTAGAAATCTTTTTCGCTTTTATTGCATTGTTGCGTTTCGTTGATTCCTTTATTTTTTGTCCTACTAAGTCTGTAGCGTTACTAAAAAACTTGCTGAAGAAATCTACATTTCTTCCTACTACTGAATTACTTGTATCGTTAATCAGTTTTGTTTCAGCTTTGGTTTTGGCAGTGTTTGCCATTACGTTTGCAACATTTGCAAACGATTGTTGTGCGGCCATACCAATATTTTCAGGTTGGTATGTGGCACCGCCCGGTGTTGATGCACCTCCCATTTTTCCGGCTAAAATTGGATTTAGTCCGGCTTTTTTCATATCCGTCATACCTCTTTGGTATGCGGTATTTGACATTTCTCTTTGAAATGCCATTTGTTTAGCTGATGCCGCTTGTGCTTGTTTATTTCTACTCCGTCCTCCCATAAGTCCGGCAGCAGAACTTATTAAAGCGGCTCCTATTACTGGGTCAAGTGCCATTAGAAATGATCTATCAGACCGGGTACGCCATATGTAGGCATAGGTCTTGCACATTTTAATTTAAAGAACATATCCAATATCATATTGGGATAGTTCTGTACTGCTGTTACTCTGTCTACAGGTGGGTTCTCCTCAATAAATGAAGCATTTAATGCTGGTAATGAGCCGAAGTCTTGAGCTAAATGCCAAGTATCTAAACTTTGTGCAAAGTTTGATCTCATTTGACCTGTAACGTAACTAGGTTTATAGCGATACTCAGCGTATCTTTCTTGATAACCGAATACTGAATCGTCTGCGGTTGTTCCTTGGGCGTAAATCTCTTTGTTTAAGATTGACTGTTCTCCAAGGTGGGCTAGGGCAGGCCAATAGAAGTCGAATTTAGTTTGTCTACTAAAATGTCGTGCTAGGCCTTGTTGGTATGTTAAGTCTGCGAATACATTCGCCATACCTATTATTACAGAGTGTTCTGTAAATGATTTGCTGAATTTATGACCCATAAATCCTGTTGTTGCGTAACCTGATAGGTTTCCTTGTGGTGTTGTTGTATCTGTTGATGATGTTTGAGCTATAGGATTTACATTAATCCTATCTTTTCCACCGCCTAGATATTCTGGTCTTTGTAATCTGGCGTCTGGTGAAGTTACTCCAAAATGACTTTGAATTACTTCTGTGTATCTTGTTCCTCCTCTAGCGTCTTTTTCGTAGAGTCTTTGTATTTGGAACGCTTCTCTTAATTGGTTTATTGTTGCAGCTGTTGCATCTGTTAAATCTGCATACAAAGGTTTAGTATTAGGATCGTTAGTAAAGGTTGGATATAATCCACCACTAATTGACATCTCAGATGGATTTCCGTCTGAATCTAAAGCAGTTAAATGGGGTGC